ATGACCAACCTGGGCGTCACCAAGCGAGTCTGGGAAGAGTGGGTTGGCCATGAGGTGGACGAGAAGGCCATGCGCGCGCTGACGCCTGAGATCGTCGGGCCGATGTACAAGGCTAAATACTGGGACAAGATCAAAGGCGACGAGCTGCCCACTGGCGTGGACTACGCCGTGTTCGACGCCGCGATCAACAGCGGCCCAGGCCGTGCGGCCAAGTGGCTGCAACAGACCGTGGGTGCTGTGCCCGATGGGGCGATTGGCGCCGGGACGCTTGCCAAGGTCGCTGCGATGGACGCCAAAGAGATCGTCGAGAAGTATCAGGAGACGCGCTTGGCGTTCATGCAGTCCCTACCGACTTGGGATACGTTCGGTAAGGGTTGGGGCCGCCGTGTCGCTGAAGTGCGAGATGCCGCCTTGCATATGGCGTAACGCCTGATAGGTCAGGCGCGCCTCGGCCATCGCCACCAAGGCGTGCTCTAGGGCGTCGTCCATCCGCCCTTCAATGGCGGCGTTGTGCAGGTCTTTGAGGGCGCGCTCGGCCATCATGCAGGGGTAAGAGTAGTCGATCATTTCTTTTTTTCAGGTTTGGGACAGTGTGGGGGTGGGACGATTACGCACCAGACGGCCGCAAAGCGCTTGCCGGTCTTGAGCCAGCGGTCGATGTAGGCGTCGGGCAATTTATTGACGATCCTGTGGGCGTGCGTCGGGTCGGTGCCTGCAAGCTCTGCAATCTGCGCCACGGTCAGCCCTTCTGATGCTCGTAGAACCTCTCGCACCCTGTTGATGCGGACGTTACTGCCCATAGCTGACCGCGAACCAGACGATTGCCCACGCGGCGACAACCACCGCCCAGAACTTGATGTTCGTCCACAGTTCGTCTTGAGTCTCCACCATAAGCATCACGAACGGAATCGTGACCAGCAGCAGGACTGCGGTGGCCAACAGAAAGATGATGATCGGTAGTAGGGTCAAAATGGCGCCTCCGGCATATCGTCTGGATAGTTGCCGCGCCTAGGGAACGGCCACGGATTCTTCTCGCGCAGCCGCAGCTCGTGCAACTCCTGCTCCTGCTTTTGCAGTTTAAGGTACGCCTCATTGGCGAACTTGGCGAGGCTCTCGTGCGACCACGTCTCAAAGTACGGGCCGCTCATATCCACCCCTTGACGATTGCAATGAACAGGCCAAACAAAATCACGCCGCACACGCCAGTGATGATTTTGTCAACCAAGCCAAATTCAGATGGTGCCTCATAGATGCCGCCTCGATGGCCGGGGCCAAAGGCTTCTTCCAGGGTGCGGGCAAATCGTTTCGTGGTCATAGTCGTTTAGCTTCCTTTAGTAGTTCAATACGCTCTCGGCTTGCCCGCAGCATGGTGTACCGCTGGTGCAGCCGCTCCAAAACCGTCGCGCGACGGTGTGTTATGCGTTCGTCTTCAAGCATGCGTAACACCTGCTCCTCGGACAAGCCCGCAAGAACCTCGTTAAGTTTTCGCCAGGACAGCGCCAATTTTTGTCTCCATATCGTTGATCAACTTCTCCAGCGCAGCACGGCGTTTGGCCATCGAGTTGGCCTGCCGCATCACGATCTTCATCTCCGCCTGCGCTGCTTTCAGTTTGGCGCGCCATAAATCTACACGTTTCACTTCAACTCCTCCATTGCAATATCCGACAGCGTGCGCTTGTCATGCAGCGCCGCCCAAATTTTCTCGTCTACCGTTTTGTTGGTAAGCATGACGTAGCACCAGACATCGTGGCGCTGCCCGGATCGGTGCAAACGCCCGATGGTCTGCTCGTACAGTTCCAACGACCAAGGCAGGGACAGGAAAACGATTTTCGATCCTCCAAACTGCAAGTTAAGCCCGTGCCCGGCTGATTTCGGATGCACCAGTAGCAGCTCGATTTGCCCTGCGTTCCACCGTTCCACGGCGCGGTCATCATCGAGCGTTTGAGCCTGCGGATAACGCCGGCGAAGCTGCGCAAGCTCTTCTTGATACGTGTACGCAATAAGAGTGTTGGCATGTTGGTTTTCTTGGATCAGTTCGTCAAGGCGGTCAAACTTGTGTGTGCTAAACCACACAGATTTTTGTGTAACAATGAACTTACCGGGCGTGATGGAGGGCAAACTATTTGTCTCATAGACAAACCCCGAGGCCATCTGTTGCAGCTTTCCCGTTACAACGCCGGCGTTCACCGCAATCGCTTTCGCGTCGGGGAACTCAACGACAAAGTCTTTCTTCATCTCGTTGTACTTGGTTAGGTCCATGTCGCAGCGCACCTCGACCGTGTGCAGCGGCGGCAGCTTATCCTTGTACTCGCCCGGCTCCAGCACGAACGTGGCGGGCTTAATCTTCTCCATGACCTTGGCCAGCGCACCTGGGCGCGGTGCCCAATCGCCGAATTCACGGTTGAGTAAAACAAAGTACGTCTGCATGAACGCGCCTTTGGAGCGGCCTAGCAGCGTCTGATCGACGATCTTGCACTGGCCGAACACGTCCTCTAAGCCGTTGCTGGTGAAGCTGCCAGTCAGCCCCCAGCGGATCGGGCAGTCGAGCACCTTGGCAAGCGCCTTGAACCTGGCGCCGGACGGGTTCTTCAGGCGCGTGAGTTCGTCGAACACCACGCCGTCGAACGAGAGCTGTTGCTCGGCCAGCCACTGGATGTTGTCGTAGTTGATCACGACGACTTGGGCGCCGAGTGCCGCCTTGCGCTGGGCTGGCGTGCCCACAGCGACGGCCAGCTCTAGGCCCGGCGCCCACTTTGGAGCCTCGACAGGCCACACGTCGGTGCAGACGCGCTTAGGGGCGAGCACCAGCCAACGCTTGACCACGTCGTCGTCGAGCATCGCCTTCATGGCCGTGAGCGTGATGGCCGTCTTGCCTGCGCCCACTGGCGCGAGGATCATCGCCCTGTCGTGCTCGTACAGGAAGTCGGCGGCTGTCTCTTGATAGTCACGCAGCTTCACGCGCCCACCCATCCACTTGTTCTTTCGTCCACAGGCACGCGTACTTCTGTTTCAGGCGCGCCATGTCGGCGCAGAAGATTTTCTGCAACTCCGACAGCCGACCGCCTGTGGTCTTGAGTTCGACGAACCATGTTGTGCCGTCAGGCAGGCACGCAATACGATCCGCGACCCCACGCTGGTTGGGCGATGTGAACTTGTACGTCTTGCCGCCCATGCGCTGGACTGTCCAGTCGAAGTGCTTTTCGATCTCGGCTTCTTTCATGGCCCGCACTCTATCACAATAAAAAACTTTTGCACAAGATATTTTTCTGTGCTACATTCAAGCCTCAACAACGGGAAACTACAGTGCAACACTCAAAGATCGTCGGCGGCTCCACCGCCAAGCGCGTCATCAACTGCCCAGGCAGCGTGGCCTTGGTGCAGCAAATGCCCCCGCAGCCCAGCAGCAAATACGCCGACGAAGGCACGCTGCTGCACAACGTCATCAGCGAACTGCTCGACAGCGATACCGCACTGCCCGAAGACTTCCTGGGCACCAAGTACAACGAGCAGGAACTCACGCAAGAACTCATCGACGACAAGCTGTTGCCGGCGCTGGCGGCGCTCGACGAGATTGACCCCGACGATCGCTTGCAGTACGCCGTCGAGACGCTGGTGAACTTCGGCGATCTGCTGCCCGGCGTGTTCGGCTCGACCGACTTCTTGGGCCGTATTGACGACAAGGCCATCGTGCTCGATTGGAAGTTCGGCTCTGGCGTGGCGGTGTCCGCCGAAGAGAATGATCAGCTCATGTTCTACGCCGCAGCGGCGATGCGCACCGAGAAGGCGCAGTGGGTGTTCGATGGCGCCACCGAGATCGAACTCATCATCGTGCAGCCGCCCGTGATCAAGCGCTGGACGACGACGCCCGAGCGCATCCAACGCTTTGAGCGTGAGCTGGTCGCGGCGGTCAAAGAGGCGCAGCGCCCTGATGCGCGTATCGTCACGGGCGATCACTGCCGCTGGTGCGCGGCCAAGCCGATCTGCCCGCAGATGAACGGCGCAGTGGAGCGCGCGATCAAGCAGCAGATCATCAATTTGGATGTTGACACGTTAGGTCGCGCCCTGCAAAATGCCGACCTCTTGGAAGACTGGATCAAAGACCTGCGCGCGCTGGCGTTTGGCATGCTTGAGAAGGGCGCTGAAGTGCCCGGCTACAAGATCGTGCAAAAGCAAGCGCGTCGCAAGTGGACCGATGACGAGGAGGCCCGCAGGGTACTCTTGGAAATGGGTCTGAAAGAATCTGTCGTCGTCGAGACTTCGATCATGTCTCCGGCGCAGGCCGAGAAGGCGCTCAAAAAGCGCTTTAGCGAGCTGCCCGAGGACTTGATCAAGTCCGAGTCGTCAGGTACGACGCTCGCCCCGGTGGATGACCCCCGGCCAGCGGTGCAGTCGTTCATTGGGCTGTCAAAGGCCCTTTCTAAACTGTAATGGAGTTTGTATGTCTAATCTCGTAAAGTTCTCTGGCGCTAACCTGCCTTCCGTCGTTTCCCTGTCCACCGCGCTTCGCACCATCGCCAACGATGTCAGCGCCTCGACCACGGCCATCATCAAGATGGACCGCACGGGGCACTGGGTCTTCGGTGCTGATCAGACTGAGGCCGAAGAAGACTCCCGTTGGGCGGTCAATCCCTTCTCGTTCGTCCACGGCTTCATCGCTTGGGGTGACGGCGAAGTGCTGGCCGAAAAGCTGGTGTCTGTCACCGAGCCGCTGCCTGAGCTGGAGCCAGCCCCGCCTGGCGCCAAGAAGGGCTGGGAGCCGCAGACTGGCTTGTCGCTCAAGTGCATCAGCGGCGATGACGCCGGCATGGAAGCGCGCTTTACCACCACCAGCGTCGGCGGCCGCAAGGCTGTGCAGGCACTGGCTGTGGCTGTCGCCACGCAAGTGGACAAGGACAAGGAAAAGCCGGTGGCGATCATTAAGCTGGGCAAGGACCACTACACGCACAAGAGCTACGGCCGTATCTACACGCCGGTGTTTGAAGTGTTGGAGTGGGTCAGCATGAATGGTGATGAACCCGCCGCTGATGAGGAAGCCGCGCCCGCCCCCACGGGCCGTCGTCGTCGCGCTGCATAAGTGCGATGACCCTCTGGGTTGACTTTGAAACCCGTAGCGCCTGCGACCTAACAGTCGCGGGCGTTTACAACTACGCGCAGGATATTTCGACTGACGTCTTAGTAATGTCCTACGCCTTTGACGACGAAGATGTCGTCACATGGACACCGGGGCAACCGTTCCCTGAGCGCGTCAAGAATCACAAGGGCCTGATCTACGCGCACAACGCCGCGTTCGAGCGCCTGATTTTTTGGTATGTCTTGCAGCAGAACTTTGCTTTAGAGCAGTTTTACTGCACCGCAACACAAGCCCGTGCCAACTGCGCCCCAGGCGGTCTGGAAGACGTTGGCCGTTTCGCCAGTGCGTCCATGAAGAAGGACCATCGCGGGGCGCAACTCATTCGCCTGCTGTCGATCCCCCGCGCTGACGGCACCTTCAACAACAGCCCCGAGCTGATGGCCGAGATGATCGCCTATTGCGAGCAGGACGTGCGGGTCATGCGCGAGATCAGCAAGGCGCTGCGCCCGCTGTCCGCCGACGAGCTGTCGGATTACCATGTCAACGAGCGCATCAACGACCGGGGCGTGCTGGTGGACGTGCCGCTGGCCAAGGCCGCCATGCGCTACGCCGAGGCCGAGCTGCTGGAGATCGAAGAGCGCGTGGCCGAGCTGACCGAAGGCGAGATCACCAGTGTACGCTCGCCCAAGATGCGCGAGTGGGTGCTGGCGCGTGTGGGTGAGCAGGCCAAGAAGCTGATGATGGTCAACGGCAAGTATTCGATTGACAAGACTGTGCGGGCGAACCTGCTTGCGATGGAGAATCCCGATGAGATACCGCCCGCTGTTGCCGAGGTCATACAGTGCGCCGACGACCTCTGGGCGTCATCGGTTGCGAAGTTCAGCCGCATGGCAAACCTGGCAGACGACGAGGATTGTCGAGTCCGTGGAGCTTTTGTCTTCGCTGGGGGTGCCGCCACAGGTCGTGCGTCGAGCTATGGCCTCCAAGTCCATAACTTCACTCGCAAGTGCGCTTCGCAACCTGATGAAGTACGAACAGCTATGGTCCGAGGGCACAGCATCGTCCCAGCTTTTGGACGCCGAGTTACAGATGTACTTCGGGGTATGCTCCGGCCCGCACTGATCCCGGCCAAGGGTAAGCACTTCGTCGTCGCCGACTGGTCGGCCATTGAAGGGCGCGTCAATCCTTGGCTGGCCGCCAGCATCACGGGCAACGCCAAGTTGGACGTGTTTCGCAAGAAGCTAGACCCCTACAAGGTCAACGCCGCTGCGACCTACGGCGTGGCCTATGAGGACGTGACGGGTGAGCAGCGCCAGGTCGGCAAGGTGCAGGAGCTGGCCCTTGGTTTTGCCGGCGGCGTCGGGGCCTTTGCTGCAATGGGCCGGGCTTACGGCGTGCACTTTGAGGAGGCGCAGTCCAAGCGCGTCGTTGACGCTTGGCGCCGTGCTAACCCGTGGTCCGTGCCGTTTTGGCAGGCGCTGGAAGAAGCCTACACCCGTGCGATGCGTAACAAGGGTCATGAGTTTAGCGCGGGGCGTGTGACGTATTGCTTTGACGGACTGCACCTGTGGTACATGCTGCCGTCGGGCCGCGTGCTATGCTACCCCTACGCTCGGCTGGAAAGCGAAGGGGTGACTTACGCCAAAGCATCTTGGAAGCCCGCAGCCGATGCGACAGAGTGGCCTCGCGCGCGTCTGTGGAAGGGCCTTGCGTGCGAGAACATCACCCAAGCAACCGCCAACGACATCCTGCGCCACGCACTGCGCCATATCGACGACGTGGTGCTGCATGTGCATGACGAAGTGGTCGTCGAGACAGATAAACCCGAAGCCGTCAAGCTGGAGATGGAGCGTATCATGTGCACCCCACCAGCATGGGCCGAGGGCATTCCCTTGGCCGTTGAGGCCAGCATCATGACGCGATACGGAAAATAACAACGCCCGACAGGTAGTGGCCTGCCGGGCGTTTTCACCAAAGGAGCTAATCGATGGATTTTCTGGATTATATGGTATCGCTCGCCCCCGAAGGCGAGACTTTTCTAGTTGTCAGACAAAAGCCACAACTGAAGGACGGGCAAATCCAACTGCACGCCGACGGGGGCGTCAAGGCCACTTGGCCGGCGTTCTTGCCGACCAAGACCATGAAGGAAGGCCAGTCGTGGTACGGCAACACCGCATCGTTCATCTTGGACCGCTTCACTGACGGCTACGCTCGGGCCAGCGCCGCGAACTGCGAGTACGTCCTGTGCATGGTGCTGGATGACATCGGCACGAAGGCCAAAGAGCCGCCCCTACCCCCGACTTGGATCATGGAAACCAGCCCCGGCAGCTTCCAATGGGGCTACGCCTTCAGCGAGGACCAACCGACCAAGGGGCAGTTTAGCGCCGCAATCACGGCCATTGCTGAGGCCGGCTACACCGACGAGGGGGCCATCAACCCGGTGCGTAACTTCCGTCTGCCCGGCTCGGTCAACATCAAGCCCGGTCGCGATAACTTCGCCTCGCGTCTGGTGGAGTTCCACCCCGAGCGGCAGTTCACCCTGCCCCAAATCTGTGAGGCTCTTGGCGTCACCCCGCACGAAGAGAGCGCCGCCTTCCGTCCGATTCGGATTTCCGATGATGGCGCCGATGACGTGCTGGCGTGGCTCTCCAGTCAGGGCCTGGTGCTGCGCCAGCCCAATCACGACGGATGGGCGGGCGTTATCTGCCCCAACAACGCCGAGCACACCGACGGAAACCCGGAGGGCCGCTACAACAGCGCCATGCGCGCATATTGCTGCTATCACGGCCACTGCACCGAGTTCGACTCCAACGCCTTCCTTGCGTGGGTCGCTGAGAACGGCGGCCCGGCCCATGCCCCTGGCTTGCGCGATGAGCTGCTCGCGTCCATGATGACCGACGCCCTTGAGAAACTGGAGCCTACCAAGGCGTTCCCCGATGAGGCCGCGCGTGTGATTGCCGAAGTGGAGCGCAAGGAGTTAGGCCGTACCATCAAGGCCGACTGGTATAAGCGCTTTTGCTACGTGCAGGAGGGCGACCATTACTTTGATCTGCAAGACCGCCGCGAGGTGAGCCGTAGCACTTTTAACGCCCTCTTTCGCCACGTCGAGTGCCGCTCGATCCACGGCAAGAAGCCCAAGATCGAGGCGTCCTACTGTTTTGACGAGAACCGCCAAGACATGGGCGCGCGCACCTTGGTGGGCATCACCTACGCCGCAGGCGAGGGCGTGCTAGTCGCCCGTGATGGCGACGTGTACGGCAACCGCTGGCGTGATGCGCGGCCGGTAGTGGGTGCGGGAGGGGACATCTCGCCTTGGCTTGATCACTGCGCGACGCTCATCCCCGAAGAGTCCGAGCGCGAGCACGTTTTCAACGTGATGGCCTACAAGGTCCAGCACCCCGAGGTCAAGATCAACCACGCGGTATTGCACGGGGGCGATCAGGGCTGCGGCAAGGACACCCTCTGGGCGCCTTTCATCTGGGCCGTGTGCGGGCCGCAGTTGAAGAATCGGGGCTTGCTGGATAACGACACGCTCGGGTCGCAATGGGGTTATGCCCTTGAATCCGAAATTCTTATCTTGAACGAGTTGAAAGAGCCAGAGGCGAAGGACCGCCGGGCTCTTGCGAACAAGCTCAAGCCCGTGATCGCCGCGCCCCCGGAGATGCTCACAATCAATAGGAAGGGCCTACACCCCTACGATTCCCTGAATCGGATGTTTGTCCTTGCTTTTAGTAACGACCCGGTGCCGATTAGCCTGGATTCGCAGGACCGGCGCTGGTTTGCGATTTGGTCCACGGCCCCGCGCATGGCCCCTGACGCTGCCCATCGGTTGTGGTCGTGGTACCGGATCGGCGGGTATGAGTCAATTGCAGTTTGGTTGCGCGATCGTGACGTGTCCGCGTTCAACCCGGCCGCAGCCCCCGCCTGGACCGAATTCAAGGCGAACCTTGTCGAACACGGCATGAGCTTGGCAGAGTCCTATTTGGTAGAGATGATGCGCGCGCGTCAGGGTGAGTTCGCCCGGGGTGTGGTCGGCTCGCCTTTCCACGGGCTTTGTGACCGGGTGGCGGGTAGTGCCCCCTCTGGCGTGAAAATCCCGCAGGCGGCCCTGTTGCACGCGCTCAAGGAAGCCGGGTGGGTCAATATGGGCCGGATTGCTTCGGCTGACTACCCTAGCAAGAAAAACATCTACTGCCACCCTTCGCTTGCCGGGCATACCAAGTCCGAGTTGCGTCGGCTTGTAGAAGACGTGCCCCCGTCAGCTTTGATGCGGGTCAAATAAAAAAGCCTCGGGCCGTGAGGACCGAGGCTGAAATTTGGCAACTGAGATTTGATTATAGATCGAAGACCGCCACCAGTAGCGCAGCGATTGCGACAGCGACTAGGGCCGCGATCAAACGTAATCCTCCGCACGCAGTAGCGCATCTTCAATTCGGGCGAATTGGGGCGCAGTCAGCATCTCCGCAATATCAACGCCCCCAACGAACACATGGAAAACGTCGGCCATCGGTGGCGCGCCGGGATAGTCGGGCGTGAGCATCTCGCCCGGATAAACGTCTGCGTGCACTGTCATCTCAAAGCCCCACGGGGCGATTGTGTAGCGATTCATTGTTCGGTTTCCTCCACTACTTCGGGGCCTTCGGGCAGTGTGGCCGGGTGCGCGTAGGCGCCCAAATCAAAGGGCAGAACATGCGTGCCAGGGCCGTTTAAAACCGCGTACTGGGCGATGTAGCTAGCCACGGTATCGCTCGGTTTGTACTTCGGGAAACTGCGCTTTACCGTGGCCAATTCGCGCTTACGCGCGGCCATCATTTTCTTGATTTGCGGGTTCATTGTTGCATCCCCCAAAAGTAGACAACAAAGGGCAGGGCCAGAATGGCCGCGACGATAAGCGCGGATGCGGATTCGCGTAGGTGCATGTCATTTACTCCACTAGACCGGACCGGATTGTCCGGGTGAGGGAAACAGTCCCTCACCCTGAAAATCAGCGCACGAGCCCCATTAGCACCAATTCTTCAAGCCCGTAGACTTTATGCGCTCCGCAGTCCGTGCAATGGTATTTGCGCGCGTCGGGTTCTACGCTATCATGTTCGGCGCCACATGCTAGGCAAAAGCCCGGATACTCGGACTCGGCCATGAGTCGCTCGGCATATGCGGCCGTCGGGCGCCATTGTTTAGCGCCATTTTTCGCTTGATACTGTACTTTTCTCATTTTGCGAGCCTCATGTTGATAACGCGGTGGCGGGATCCATGCGCCGGGAACCCGACGATTGTTGCGCGCTGACGTTGGCACAATTGGCAAGTTGCGCAGCTAACATCGTCGCGCTGAGTGGCCGGGCACACTACTACTTTACGGCCGGCCGGTGTTTCCGTGTTTTCGGTTTGCGTTGACGGTAAGACCACTACCACCGGACCGGCGCCGGTGTCCGCCAGGGCATCGGCATCGGCCAAATTATTAGCGGACAAGTTGACGGTAAAGCCCCATTCATTGGCCGTCTGAATCCAAGACAGCGACGCACCATCGCGATAGTGCGAATACGTGAAACCGCGACGGCCGCGATTTGCAGCGACAAGCTCGCCCAAGCGGACCGGATCCACGGTAGCGCCATCGCCAGGCAAATCGCCCGCTTGATTGTGGCGCCAGAGTTGGCCATCGGGCAGCGCTGCGATGGATTCGCAAAATGTGCCCCAGTCCGTGCCCCTGGCGCCGGATGTCACTGCGGACCAGTGGAGCGCGAGCGGACCCGATGCCGCGTAGCACTCGCCACGCATCGCGCAATCCGTCGGGCAGGACTCTTTACTAGTGGTGCTAACAGGGATCGGACCAGTCTTAACGTTAGCGGATTTGAGAGTCAAATGGACTTGCATGGCGTTTCCTGTATTGCATCGCGATGCTGCGACGGAAAGAGTGTAAAGGATTTTATGTTGTTCTTTTCTAGGGACAAACCCTAATACGTTTCTGGGTCATTTAGGCATTGCCTAGGTCACGTTGCAGAGACTGAGTGACCCATGCCCGTATAGAGGGGAAAAGGGGGCTGTTGGGTCATATTGTCATTAGATTGATATTTGATTGACAAGAAAAAATATACTGTATAGATGTACAGCTAACAGCAGAATCCCCGCGCCCGCATCCCCCGCGCTGGTTGCCGCGCCAAAGGGGGTCCAGCGACTTCAACTCGCGTGACAATTGACCCAAATGACCCATAAACCCAAGCCCCGCTCCCCCCCCCTCAACTTCGGTTTGCG